TTCTTTAGATAAAAACTATGCTTCAGAAATGGAGGGTAGAATTTCATCTTCACTCGCAGCAGCCCAAGAGAAATTAAAAGCTGCTAGACAAAGTGAAGACCATAAAGCTGAAGTAGAAGCTTTAACGGCTATTTCACAATTGGGTTATGAGCAAGGTAAATTAGCGGAATTAAAAACACAGCATCAAATGCAAGATACTGCTGCTAAAGAGGCCCAACAAAGACCTGTTCAACAACCTATTCAACAACAACAACAGCCCCCAAGAGATCCAAAAGCGGAAGCTTGGGCAGAAAAAAATGAGTGGTTTGGTAAAGATAATGCCATGACTTACACAGCATTTGATCTACATAGAAAACTTACTGAGGAAGAAGGAATGGATCCGCAATCAGATGAATATTATTCTGAAGTGGACAAGAGAATAAGACTTGAATTCCCCCACAAATTTGGTAATACTGTAGAAAAACAGACTAGTAAACCTACACAAACTGTTGCTTCTGCAACGCGTAGTACAAAGGCTGGTCGCAAACAAGTGAGACTCACATCTTCTCAAGTCGCAATAGCGAGAAAATTAGGTGTGCCACTAGAAGAGTATGCGAAACAACTTATGAACACGAAGGAGGTATAGGCATATGGAAAATAAAAAACCAACTCGTGCGAGTCAAACTAAGAGTGATTCTACAAAGGTACAATCACAAGCAAAAGCGGTAGCTCCTAAAGAGCAACCAAAAGTTTGGACTCCACCATCGTACTTAGATACGCCCAACGCGCCAGAAGGATTCAGACACAGATGGGTCAGGGTAGAAATCCTAGGGTTCGTCGACACGAAAAACATACAAGGACGCTTAAGGTCTGGTTATGAATTAGTAAGAGCCGACGCATATCCCAATGAAGACTATCCAGCAATACCAGATGGCAAATACGCAGGGGTTATCGGGCACGGAGGCCTAGTGCTGACTAGGGTACCGGAAGAGATCGCAAGGTCAAGACAAGAGTACTTTCAAAAAGAGGCTCAAGATCAAATGACCGCAATCGACAACGATCTTATGAAGGAGCAGCATAAGGGAATGCCTATCGAAATTGATAGACAATCTCGTACGACCTTCGGTGGGAAGAAAAATTAAAATTTAAATTTTCAAACCAGCGATAGACATTAACCGTGACTGGAGGTCCGCAAGGACAGGTCACACAAGGAGAAAACAACTATGGCTAATGCGTCATCAACTGGGTTTGGAATAAAACCCATTAAAATGTATGGCAATGGTCCGGAAAGCATGGGTTTAGGTGAATACCCTGTTGCAGCATCCTCAAGCGCTATCTACTTCCAAGATTTGGTATGTCAGGCAGCGAGTGGATATGTAATAGTAGGTATTGCAGGAACTGAAGATATTATTGGTTCACTAAACGGTGTTTTCTATACTGATGCTACTACATCGAAGCCTACGTTCCAAAACTACCTTCAAGGTAGTAATACTGCCTCTGATATCAAAGCGCTGGTTAACGACAGTCCGTTACAGCAATATGAGATTAGAAGTGATAATACTGGAGCGTCGGTTCAAACAGATGTTGGATGTACGGCAGATATAGCAACATACGTAGCTGGGTCTTCACCCAACTTCGTATCAGCAGTCACTTTAAGTGACTCTACTATCGCTGCAGGTTCATCACAGCAACTGAAAATAATAGGTGTCTCAAGAGATCCTGATAACGACGAAATCGGAGCTGCAAATGTGGTTTGGAGAGTTCTTATCAATGAATCATTCTACGCAGACACTACAGGGGTATAAGGAGGATAAATTATGGCTATATCACGTAATCAACTAGTTAAAGAACTAGAGCCAGGTTTAAATGCTTTATTTGGCCTGGAATATAAACAGTATGAAAATCAGTCCGCTGAAATTTATACTACTGAGTCGTCTGACAGAGCTTTCGAAGAGGAAGTAATGTTGTCAGGTTTCGCTTCAGCTCAAGTAAAACCAGAAGGTTCAGGTGTTACATACGATAACGCTCAAGAAACTTTCACAGCTAGATACACTAACGAGACAATTGCTCTCGCTTTTGCTATCACTGAGGAAGCTATTGAAGACAATCTATATGACAGACTGGCTTCTCGTTACACAAAAGCTTTAGCAAGATCTATGGCTCAAACTAAACAAGTTAAGGCAGCGTCTCCATTAAACAATGGACAAACTGGAGGATCATTTTCTTCAGGCGACGGTGTAACTTTGCTTAACGCGTCACATCCTACGATTGCTGGAACTTTTTCAAACCAGTTATCAACGGCAGCTGACTTAAACGAAACTTCATTAGAGCAAGCATTGATTGACATTGCTGCGCTTACTGATGAAAGAGGTTTAAAAATTGCTGCTAAGGGTATGAAGATGATCATTCCATCTGCACTACAGTTTACTGCTGAAAGACTTATGAAGTCTGCAGGCAGAACAGCTACTGCTGATAATGATATCAATGCAGTCAAATCTATGGGGATGATTCCTCAAGGATATGTCGTTAATAATTTCTTAACAGACACTGATGCTTGGTTCATTAAAACAGATGTGCCTAATGGTATGAAACACTTCAACAGAACACCTCTATCTACTAAGATGGAAGGTGATTTCGACACTGGCAACGTTAGATACAAAGCTAGAGAAAGATACGTTTTTGGCGTATCAGACCCTAGAGGTATCTTCGGAACAGCTGGAGCGTAATACTTAACAAACTTTTTGTGGCGGGACACAGTTCCGCCACAATCATTAAATAGAAAGGAAAAATGCGCCCTAAAAACTTCAGAGTACAAATATATGCCTACAAATACCATGCAGATTTTGTTATAAATTGCATTGAAACCTCATTAGATATTGAGAACGCAATTATTGACAAATTGGGAAAAGGTGATATAAAATGGGAATATCTTGGAGAAATGAATGATCCCAAGGTTAAACGAATAACTTATGAAGAGGTTATCGATGCATCAACATCTACACGACCTTTACAAGCAGAAGAGAGGTCTGGAGTTAGAATGGGAGCAGGAGCATCTTAGTGAGGGTAGATATACTCTCAATATGGTCAAAATAGATCACAAGGTTAGAGAAGTGATTAACCATATAAAACATGCAGAAGCAAAAAAAGAGCTTTTGCAACAAAAGGTGGACGACGCTGCCCCACAAGTTTCTGTAGCTACTTAGTAAAAAGCTACATCGTTGGAAAATTCAGATCCACATTATACGCCCTCTTGCACTCTTTAAAAATTTAAGCTATATATTAATTACTATACAATTAATTAATTGGATGTAGACGCGTATAGTCGACGGCCTAGAGACTATATCCAAATTAACTAGGAGAATAATTATGGCAAGAACAACATTTTCAGGACCAGTACAATCTTTAAGAGGATTTGTTGCTGCAGGACCTGATGAAGTCGTAGACATTACATCAGAAACTACTTTAACTTTTGCTGCTCATGCAGGAAAAGTTATTAAAATAAATGATGCTGATGGTGCAGTTACACTTCCAACAATTAAAGCAGATAGCAAAGGCGAAGGAGCCGGATCAGATGATCCAAATGCTAACAATCAATTAGGAGCTATCTACAAATTTTTTGTAGGAACAGATTCAACTGATTGTGACATTAAAACAGATGGAACTGACAAATTTGTTGGTCACGCAACTGTTGTGAATGTAGCAGATGGAACGAATAATACATTTGTACCAGCAGCGTCTAATGATGTTATCAGTATGAACGGTGGAACTACAGGTGGAGACAAAGGTAGTACAGTTACTATCACTGCACTTGAAGACAACGTTTATTTAGTAGAAGCTGTGTTAATCGGTACAGGTACTGAAGTAACACCTTTTGCTGACAGTTAATAGGTAAATAAATTTTGTGAGCTCCTTCGGGAGCTTACAATTAAGGAGATAAAATTATGTCAACTTTTACAAGTGACCAAACAACCCTACAAAAAGATACAGGGGCCATAACATTAATGAGAGCTGGTAGAGCTAGAGTTACATCTATTCAAGGAAAAGGAAAAACTGATGCTGTTTTACTTTTACATGATACAGCTGTTACAGGTGATGCAGCAGGTAGTAATTTAAAAGCTACTTATAAATGGGATGTAGACGGTATTGATGTGTATATACCTGGTTCAGGTATTCTTTTTAAGGATGGGATTTGTGGTACATTAACGCAAGATTCTGGAACAGACGGAAGCATTACGCTAACAATTACGGGTGCCTAGGAGGTTTCGGTGGCTAACACTACTTCAGGCTCTTATGTTTTTGATAAGAACTTAGGCATAGATGAAATCATTGAAGATGCATACGAACGTATTGGTATGCAGGGTACGTCTGGTTATCAATTAAAGACAGCTAAAAGATCATTAAATATTTTATTTTCTGAATGGGGTAATAGAGGACTTCAGTTTTGGGAAGTAAAAAATCAAAACGTCGCATTAGTAGAAGACCAGGCAACGTATACTTTTTATCGTTCTCCGGCAGATGGTGCATCTGAAGGAGTCTCAACTACTTTAACTGCAGGTATTAACGCCAGTGTTACAACAGTTCCTGTGGCCTCGGTTACGGGTATGCCAACAACTGGTGGAATCATAACTATTAATAGTGAACAGATCACTTACAGTGGAATTTCAACTTTAGATTTAACAGGCTGTGTAAGAGGCGTTAACGGAAGTACTGCAGCTACCCATAGCTCTGCAGATACAGTTACTCAATTTCCAAACGGAATGACAGATATTCAAGAAGCAAACTACAGAATAAAATCCACTTCGGTAGATACTCCAATGACAAAAATTAGCAGATCTCAGTATCAAGGTTTTTCTAATAAAACTGCTACAGGTCTACCTACACAATATTGGGTTCAAAGATTTATTGATAAAGTTACAATGACTTTATATTTAACTCCAGGTGCAGCCCATGATGGAAACTATATTAATTTTTATTATACAAAAAGAATAGATGATGTTGGTGCGTATACAAATGCATCTGATGTACCTTATAGATTTGTACCCCCTATGATTGCGGGCTTATCATATTATTTATCACTTAAATATGCCCCACAAAGAACACAACAATTAAAAATGTTATATGAAGATGAATTATTAAGAGCAGAAGATGAAGATGGTTCTTCTAATTCTACTTATATATCACCTAAAATTTACTATCCGGGGATTGGTTAATGACTACTTTTTCACAAGGTAAATATGCTTTAGCAATATCCGATAGATCAGGTATGGCTTTTCCATATAATGAAATGGTTAGAGAATGGACTGGTGCATGGGTTCATCGTTCAGAATATGAACCTAAATCTGCACAGTTAGAGCCAAAACCTACAAGTGCTGATCCACAAGCCTTACAGAGAGCAAGACCAGCTAGAACAGAGTTTGGAACACAAGATTTCTTACCTTTAAATCCTTTTACAACTGCGTCTAATACAACTTTAACAGTCTCTTTTCCTTTTAGTGCTTTACAAGTTGATGATGTTTTAAGATTTACTTCTGTTAAAGAATCTGTTGGCGGAGTATCCGTTGATGCATTTCAATTACAAACAACTTTAAATGGAAACATTACCGATAGTGCCACAACAATTATTTTAACGGATGGCTCTAATTTTCCAACTGCTGGATTTATTATGATTAAAAAACTTTTAACTTCATCAGATACTAGCGATCCCTTGTTAGTGGGAACATATCAAAACGAAGTTATTCAATACACTGGAAGATCATCTAATAATTTAACGGGATGCACTCGTGGTACATCTTCTATTTATAGAGGGTATACACCACCCCCAACAACAGCCTCTGCGCATAATTCTGGAGCCACGGTTTATGGGTCTTTTAAAGTTGCTTCTTTAATTGAGACAACTTATATTGACGATGCTAATACGACTATTACAGAAAAAAATAGTTTTACAGTAACGTTACCAAGTGCTGCAACTGGAACAGAAACAGGAGGAGGGTTTAACTGTGTGGTTAGTCCTCTTAACATAGAGAGTTTATAATTATGGCTGGAACAACATATGCAAATCTAACAACAGATATTAGAAACTATACTGAAGTAGACGATTCTGTTTTTACTCAAGCTGTTATAAATAGATTTATCGAAGATGCAGAATTTAGAATCAACCAAGAACTTCCAATGGACGCTGCTAGATATGTGTCCGAAGGTACATTGGTTGCAGATGATAATACTATAAATTCTCCAGGCAAAGGAAGTAAAGGTGCTACCGGAGCTTTGTTTATTAGAGGTGTTGAAGTCTTTAACAGCACAGCCAACACTCAAGGTAAGGGTACTTGGTTAGAGAAAAAGGATCAAACATACTTGTCAGAATATGTAGACAGACTAACTGGTTCAGAAGGAGATCTGACAGCTCAAGATGTTACAGGATTCCCTAAGTATTATGCCATGTTTGGTGGCGCTACGGGAGATTCTGATACTACTTCAGGAGGCCTTTATATAGCCCCTACACCTGATTCTAATTACATGTATAGGATATATTATAACATGATACCTCTGGGATTGAGCTCAAGCACGACTAGCACTTATTTAAGTAAATATTTCCCAAGCGGTCTATTATATGCCTGCTTGGTGGAGGCATATGGATTTTTAAAAGGTCCAATGGAGATGTTGACATTATACGAAAATAAATATAAAAATGCAGTACAACAGTTTGCAGGAATGCAACTGGGTAGACGAAGACGAGACGATTACACTGATGGAACAGTCAGAATAGCAGTTAAGTCCCCGTCTCCATAAATGAGGAGAAAAAATTATGGCAATAACATCAGCAATTTGTAATAGCTTTAAAAACGAAGTTTTAACAGCCGTACATAACTTTACAGCGTCTACAGGGAACACATTTAAAATTGCATTATTTACAAGTTCTGCAACGTTAAGTGCATCCACTACAGCTTATGCTGCGACTGGTATGAACGAAATTACTAACACGTCTGGAACAGCTTACACAGCAGGCGGAGCAGCTTTAACAAACATAACTCCATCTTTAGACAGTTCAACTGCATGTGTTGACTTTGACGATGTATCTTGGACATCCGCTTCTTTTACAGCTAATGGATGTTTAATTTATAATGATACTGCATCTGGCGATCCTGCAGTTTGTGCAGTAGCTTTTGGCGGAGATAAAACAGTTTCTTCTGGAACTTTCACAGTTCAGTTTCCAGCTAAAGCAGCAACTACAGCTATAGTTAGAATAGCATAAGGAGGTAATCCTTATGGCATCAGTCTGGGGTGGTGATAGTCCTTCCGTAGCC